GTAGTTTTTTAATCGGCTATACCTCGTCTTTTAGAATGGGACAAATATTAGAATTTGGTTTCAATCCCCCCCAAACAAAAAGAAGGGCAGTCTGATTATGCTTATATGTGTACTGATTTCATAGATGCTGTTCGCTCAGCTATGGCCTCCGGTGGATATAAAGAGATAGACAAGGGCGTTGAATCGGGCGGTGAATTCCTGGTTGGCTATAAAGGCAATCTCTATAAAGTGCAATCTAATTTCTCAGTAATGAAATCCATCGACGGTTATGATGCCTGTGGATGTGGCAAGGAATTCGCTTTAGGTTCACTTGCCAGTCTACCTCTCAATAATCCGAAAGAGGCAATTAGGTCAGCCTTAATCATATCTCAAAAATTCGCCGCAGGAGTGCGCGAACCTTTTACCATTATCGAGCAATTAGCTGGATGCTGTTGATGTTAACTTCCAAGGAAAAGGAATTATTAGAGCAATTGGGTGAATGCTTTAATAAGTTTTGCAAATTAGAAAAACAACATCCAGATGACGCTCGTGATTTTGCCGATGCAATACATGACTGTCAACGAATCATTATAGGAAGAAGTGCAGTTAGAGAACATCCTGACTTCTTCTACTCCTACTGTCAAAAATAAATATTTTTTAAAAAATATTGGAGGTTCCGTCATGGAACGCAAAACGTTTAAATTCGAAGTCAAGCAGATTAATGAAATCGAGGGAACTTTTGAGGGTATTCTTTCTGCCTTTAGAAAATCTCCGGATAAGGCCAAAGATATCGCCAGACCCGGTTGTTTCAAAAAGACTGTTAGTGAAAATCCGGAAATCCCCGCCCTGTATATGCACGATATCATGTCTCCGGTGGGGAAGATGTCGATTACTGAAACCGATCAGGGTTTGGCGGTAAAGGGGCAGCTTATTAAAGGGATACAGAAAGCAGAAGAATCTCTACTGTTGATGAAAGCAGGTGTGATTAAAACCCTATCCATGGGTTACGACGTGCTGCAGCGCGAGTTTAAGGATGGCATCCGGTATTTGACTGAAGTCAAAGTATACGAAGGCAGTCTGGTCATCGGTGATTTTGCCTGTGACGATGAGGCTGTGATTTCATCGGTTAAAACCACCCGGCAGCACAAGGCAGCGACCTTCGAAGAGAACTATCAATGGAACATGATGCGAGCTGCTGGCGGACGAATGCTGGACACCCTTTATCAAACCATAGAAGACATAATGTATGACCCCAATACTGATAAGACGAATGAGCTGGATGCAGCTATCGGGGCCTTTCACGAATCCTTTATGAGCTGGGTACAGACGGCAGTTGACGCCGGCATGATCAAGGCCGATAAAGCTGAATTTGAAACCAAGGCGCAAGCCATTAAGGATAGTTTCCGGGCACTTCTGAAACCCGGCCAGGTTAAGACGGAGCCGGCTTCGGCCACTCTGCAGACTAACGTGGACAAGGAAGCCGCATTACTGGAAGGCGTCCTGGATGGAATCAAAGCTGAGGTGGACGGCTTCGACGCCAGGGAAGCCGAGAAGAAAATAGACGCAATTCTGGCGCAAATAAAGTAAGGAGTATTTCAGTGGAAATTAAAGAACTTGTTGAAAAAATACAGTCTACCTGGGAGCAGATGAAAGCCAAGAATGATGAACTCATTGAGACCGTCAAAAAGGGTGGCCACTTAACCCAGGAGGACAAGGCGATGCTGGATAAAATGGGCAATCGCCTGGATGAGCTGGAGCTCAAGCTCCAAAGACAAAATATTGTTGTTCCTGGCTCAACTGTTATCCTGGACGAGAAGAAATTGGCTGTCAAAAAAGCCTTTTATGGTTTCCTGCGTAAAGGGAAGACGGATATGGACCCTACCGAACGCAAAGCCCTGGTTGAAGATACCACCGGTGAGATCGTGGTACCTGAGGACCTGGAGGCCGGAATCACTCGGACACTGCCCAAAATTGCAGTTATGCGCAATCTGTCCGGGAATCGCACTACTATCCGTGATAGAGTCCGCCGTCGTTCTATGTCTGAGGTAACCATGGGATGGGGCAAGCTGGAAACCGGCAATAGCGCACCGGAATCTGATCCGACTCCTGAAGACGATGGTTATATGTACGTCGAGGATCTGTATGGGCTGGCCAAGATTGGTGAAGATGAACTGCAGGATAATGACATCAATCTTGAATCACTTATCACGGATTCATTCTCCCGCGCTCGTGCTGAGACTGAGGATACCGCGTTTGCCATCGGTACCGGACATACGTATAAGCAGCCGGACGGGGTTGCAGTTGACACGGACATCAACCAGGTTAATTCTGATACCGCTGACACGGTTACCCCTGATGATGTCCTGGACCTGGAATACGAGTTGCCCGCCCAGTATCTGAACGGAGCTGCCTTCCTGATGCATCGTAAAACTGAGAAGGTCCTGCGCATGGTCCGCACGTCTGGTGATGGTACGCATCTGACAGGACAGTATCTCTGGCAACCCAGCCTGTTAGTCGGACAGCCTAACAGTTTTGACGGTTATCCGATTTACAACCAGGGAGACATGAATTATCCGGCGGATGCCCTGGCAAAGAACGATATCATTTTCGGCAACTTCAAAGTCGGTTATCGTGTCCTGGATCGCTCCGGAATGTCCATTCAGAGACTCAATGAGCTTTACGCCGAGGATGGCCTGGTCGGGTTTAGAGCTCATTTCCGCGTCGGCGGCGGTGTAATCATTTCTGATGCCTTCCGCGCTCTCAAGAATAACACCTAGTTTTGACGGGGCCGGTGATCCCGGCTCCCTATCAAAAAATAAATTAAAGGAGTACTTCAATGGTTGCAAAAATTCATAGATATCATCTACCTAAAGTTGGCGAATGTTTTGCTAGATTAGGATCTGGCATGCCCTTCGAAGCTATGGATGTTAAGCCTAATGGGTTCAACATCGGTGACACCATCCGGTTCGGAGGGAAAACCTTCGTGCTCGGCAGACTGGGAGCCACAATTACCAATACAGAGCTGGGTTTAAAAAACCTGTTAGCTCAGAGTATTTCTCAGGCGGTACTGCCGGCTGCCGTCGCATCCGGGGCAACTTCCGTGTCAATCACAGTTGGTGCTACGGATGGCGCAACTGGTAATGGCGCTGTAGCTGCGGATGAGATGATCGGCGGCGAGGTTGTTATTTTCATCAATGGCGCAAACAAGCCGTTCTGTCGCGGTATTGTTGGGAATACTGTTGTAGCGTCTGGTGGCGGCACCATGACCATAACATTGGATTCTCCCGTACCGTTTGCTCTTACCACTTCGGACAAAGCGGAGGCCATGCATAGCCCCTGGTATTCCCTCGGTCAGGACTCACAAATTGGTCACCCTGTTGTTGGCGTAGCCACTATCGGTGGAACGTCAGGCCAATATATCTGGGTGCAGACGTGGGGGAAATGCTTCGTCAGCCCCCAGGCCGCTGTCGGTATCGCCGGTGCAACTGGTGTGTACTGGCGGCATGATGGATCCATTGATGTCGAAAATGCCGATGCCTATGTCTCCGATCAATATGCCGGCTTTGTTTTGGCTGAAAATGCATCCCATACTCAGGCAGCTCCGTTCATTATGCTGCAAATTTTGCCTTAAATTTAGTTCTCGATTCTAACCCAGTGGAGCAGGTTTTAGCTGCTCCACTTTCTAGAGTTGAGAGTTATTTTTCAAAAAATAGCGAGGTGTAGATATGACAGTTAAGATCGATGGATTGATAAAATATTATCAAGGTTTATCAACCGATACTAAACCAAGTCTCGGAAGTGCTGATAATGGATTGTTTAAAGAAACCAATTCCGGGGATGAATACGCCTGGAATGGTTCAGCCTGGGTTATTAAAAATCATTCTCTGTCATCTCGTGTCGGTGAAGTCCAATCCTCCCCAACGGCCTATACCCTGTTGGCGAGGTTAAAGGACCTGTTGACTGGGGTTGTATTAGCCACGAGTGAAAACCATATCGGTAAAACATCTGGAATTATCGTCCCTGTAGCGGTAACAAAGGTTCTGGTAGCCAGCGGGGACTATGCCCAATACGATGTATTAAATAATTCTGATGCTGGTGCCTGGGTGTTTGACGGAGCTGCTAGGGCCAATGGCGGCAAGGGGTATATCACAAAAGCCAGAATAATCTATGGGAAAGCCTCCGGTTTGACGGCTGTAGCCAGCCCCCCGAGAGTGTCGTTGTTGTTATTTAAGACCAACCCGTCAACCTCCATGTTGACGGATAACGGCCTAAACACCGCGCCATTATTTACTGATTGGGATAATTATCTCGGCATGATCGACTTCCCGGCCTGGGAGAATTTAAACTCTTCCCAGTCATACACCCAAAAGTGTACTCCATCTTTGCCGGGTGGGATTCCTTTGTCATATGAATGCGCCAGTGACGATGACGCTATTTACGGCATTCCAGTCCTAAGAGACGTCTTTACTGAGGAGACTGCCGGTGCCAGCCTTATGATTAAATTAACATTTGAGCAATATTAGAGGTGGCGCATGTTTAGACACCAAATATTAATGCCGAGAAGGCTGTATACTCCGACTCCCGGTACTGTCTGGCTACCCTTTCGGACCATGACTATAGGAGTTAGCCCGAATCTGATTAGCTGGAATCCGGATAATCCAAGTGCGGGTGGGACTGCCGTTAGAGCAACTTTATCTAATGTGACAACTCCTACACCACCCGTTAGTGCAAAAGCGGAAAAGGTGTTATGTGATGACGCTGACGGTGTGGGAACATCTTATGCGCGATATACTATGAATAATTTCGGAAAATACGCAGGGATTACAACGTCTTTAATTGCGCAAGTTCAGGCCAGTTCATTAAATTTAATAGATGGGGCGTGTATTCGTATTTACGATTATGCGGGAGCTTCGGCAAGTTCGGCTATACCTCGCAATGACACGTGGGCGACTGCGCATGCTACCCGTAAAATACATATTACAACTGTAATTGCTTACGTCGATTTAATGAGCAAGAATGTTTCCACCGCCAACACCACCGATATCCTTTACGTCGATAATCCTATCTTAACCGTCCCCAGGATGGTTAGCCCCAATGGGTCAATTTGCTATCCCGAGGGCATAACAATTAATGGCCAGGGATACTATCTGGATGGAGTTGATGATTTTATCGTTACTGATCCAATATCCATATCAGCTAATATGACCTGGGGGGGCAGGGTAATGAAAAGCTCCGCTGGGGCCGTGTTTGTTTTTGACCATCGTACATCAGCGGCCGTTGGAGCTCAACCTATATATATAGGGTCTACAGGCTCCATACAATTTAATTCCAACGGTGTATCGGTAGAGAGTGCAGCCGGGGTATTCAAATTTGATGGCAAATTCCACTGGATATGGGCTGTCGGCACCCAGACAGGTAAAAAAATATACTACGATGGTGCTCTAGTTGCATCTGATGCTGTATCTATGAGTACGTTTGAGGCAACACAAATACACATAGGCACACGATGCAATTTTGCAAGCTATGGGTCACTCACCATCTCAGATGCGATAGTGAGTCCAGTAGCCATGACACAGAGTGAGATTAGAGCCATAGAGTCTAGTAATTAAGGGGGATGCAATGGGTATACAGGTTTTTATCGAAGGAATCGAGACCAGAGCGGATGATCAAGCGCCGTACGTCTCTAGATATGAGATAGTATCCGGCACCCTGGAAGAACAGGCTGCTATTAAAGCGCAGGTCGACAGTGATATGTCAGGCCAGGGGATAACGGATTACACCCTCAGGCTACACGTGCATCCAACAGGAGCGGGATGCGTGACTGTTGAGATGGAGAAGTAAGTCACCAGATGGGATAAAGGAGAATAAGATATGACACTTTCAGCCTACGCTCTGGTTACTCTTGACCAGGTAAAAAGCTATCTTAAAATCGATGCCGCGGCAAGTCTACACATCGATGCCGAATATGTCGGCGCAGGGACCGGCACGGAGGATGATTTTACTCTGGATAATACTCCGATCGCAGGGACGGTTAAAATTTACGTTGATAATGTGCTGAAGACCGAGACTACAAATTATACTCTGACCGGAGCGGCTATTAAGTTTGTAGCTGCCAGTATCCCGGTCAACGGTAAGATCGTTACAGCGGCCTATGATAAAGCTGCCACCTCTGGCACTTTCAATGGCTACGAAGATGGCAATCTGGAGCTTTTGATCGAAGCTATTACCAAACTTGCAGAGGACAAAACAGGGCGGGCTTTCGTCCAGCGCAGTTTTACCGAGACCTACATGGGAGACGGCAGCAAGATATTAAAACTCAATAAAACCCCTGTGGTTTCCATTACTTCTGTATCCTGGAAGAATGTAGAACGCTTCACTGGAGATGCCTCCACTCTGGTATTTACTCTGGGTGAAACTCCTATATCCGGTACATTTTCTGTCTATGTAAATGGTACTCTAAAAACTGTGACGAGCGATTACACTCAAAGCGGAACTGCTTTGACCTTTGTTACTGCTCCGGCTGACGATGCCAAGATCATATGTCGCTATAATGTCGAGCTTGATCTGGAAGATGATTATACCGAGCAGCTTTCTATCGGCAGACTCAAGGGATCATGGTTGAGCGGATACGAATACGAGGTTGTTTATATCGCTGGTTATGCCGCCACGATGGAACTAGCCCAGGCCGCAGTCCCGGATGCAAAGATGTTTGTCTTGAAAGCTAGTGCTTTCCTTTATGAAAACCGGACCGGCTTTAAATCCCAGGCTATCACAGGGATAGGCTCGATAGACTATGGAGATATTGATGAGTTACCGCCCTCAATCATGAAGTGGTTGCACGGGTTTAGCCGAGGGGGGTTGCTATGTTAAGTAATATCTTTAAAGACAAGGTGACAGTCAAGCTTAAAACTCGTACTTTGGGAGCCACCGGGGAGACGGTGACATATTCCCCTGTCGAAACCCGCTGGGGCCGGGTTATTCCGGTAGACGTAAAAACCCAACTGGCTTACCAGCAACTAGGTTCGGTGATAACTCACAAGATTGTCTTTCGCCAGGATGTCACCTTAACCCTGGGTGATTATTTATTTGAATGGAATACCAAGACCCTGGAGCCGGTTAACCCGCCGCAAGCTTTCGCTGGTGGGTATTTTATTATCTGTAAAGAGGTTTAAATGGTCACTGAATTCACACTGAATGTCCACATTGAAGATGTGCTGAATCAGATATCCCAGGCGGCTAAGGATCGTATGTTCAGAGCTGTAAATTTAGTTCGCAATACAACCCTTGAAACGCTCTCCGGTCAGCGAACGGGTAAGGTTTATAAAGTGCCTGGTACTAAGGGAGCTTATTATACCGCGTCAGCTCCTGGCGAAGCTCCCGCCTCTGCTACCGGACATCTCAGACAAAGAATCAAAACTGAAGTCGTTGAAGAAGATGGCGAAGTTGTTGGCTATGTCGGCACTGACGTGGATCATGGCCAGCACCTGGAATTCGGAACGAGAAACATGGCACCCAGACCTTGGCTTGAACCCAGTTTTCAGAAATCCGAGGATGATGTTCAAAAAATATTTAATGAGAAGTGGGCAGAATGACAACTGTTGATACTTACAAATCTATAATAACCGAGTTGTTTGATACCCTTACTGAAGACGCGACCTTAAAAACGGCCATGGGTGGGACAGTTAAAGCTTGTCTTCACATGGCCCCTACAGATGAGGATATGCCTTATTTAGTGCATGTTCTATCAATTCGAGACACCGATTTTTATCCCATCCAGCAGGGTACCTACACAGTTAATATCTATTCGACAACGCTCGCTGATGAAGCCCTGGCCATCCGGAAGAGAATCGTTGAACTTTTAGACCAGCAGTTGTTAGATACTGACGATGTGAAACATATCCAGGTTGAGAAGTATTCTGAAGGTTTTGTGACGGAAGACTCTCCGGGGACTTGGCATTACGTGATCGTCTTTAATCTCAGGTTCTATCGAACTTCTGAGGTAGACTCAATAGTAAATCGATCTTAGTTCTGATGAAATAAATCAATTTAATAACTAAAGCTCTCCATCCGGAGGGCTTTTTATTTTTCGAAAAATAATATTTTGGAGGTTTTAAACATGGCAGGTGTTTCTTCTAAAACTAAAGAAAATGTCATTTTTGGCGATGGGGCAGTCTACCTCGGCTATCTTAATGCTGATTGCCCGGGAACGCTACTGGGAGCTGTCAAGGCGGGCAGCTCATTCAAGGTTGACCAGAAAATCAAATCAATGGAGCCGGACGGGGCCCTGGGGAACGTCAAAGAACTGGAATGGGTAGAAAGCGAGTCGGCGGTTATTAAGGCTGAAATCTTGGAGCTCACCGAGGAGAACCTCCGAATGCTCTTCCCGGGCGCAACCATATCATCCGGCAAGACGGCGATCACTGCCGAGGCGGTTGGTACCGGCGACGGAACGACGACTGAATTTAGTCTCGATCACAGCAACGTTGTTTATGGCTCTGTCGTTGTCGACGTGGACGGCGTCGAGAAGACCCGCGGGACTGATTACACCGTTGATTATATCGACGGGAAAATCCAGTTTGTGACTGCTCCGGCATCTACCAAGGCGATCACTGCCGATTACAGCTATATTTCCGGGGACGTTGTCATTACCGGTGGAGACATCGACGCTGATAGCTACCTGGATA